GCTATGCGTGAAAGTGGAGGAAGGGCTAACGCAATTTCTTCTACTGGAGACTATGGAGTCTTCCAATTCAACCGCGCAGCGTGGTCAGATCAACCTTGGTGGAACACACACAAGTTGCTCACACGCAAATACAATATCATGATTGCGTATAAGATTTCGCAGCATGGTAAGACCTTCTATCCCTGGGATATTGATGGTCGAGGCAGACACAAGGCGAACTATACGTCTAAGTCTGTTTATGCAAAGTACAAGTCTTGGTACGCAAAGTACCCAGCAAACTGTAAGTAGTAGTCGGCAGGGTAGATAACCTAATTTTCTATTGGTGGCAACAAATCTACCCTGCCACTGCTATAATTGGAGCCTTATGAGTGAACTAATTGAACACATGGAAGAAGTTAACCGTGTTGCATCCGAATACATCAAGGGATTCAATGAGTCTGAGATCTCTCGTGAACTTGACATACCAAGAGCAAGAGTCTCTTCCCTTCTACGTGAATGGAAGAGTATGGCAAGTAATTCAGAGGCAGTTAGAGCACGAGCACGCGAGGCTTTATCAGGAGCGGACCAACACTATTCTAAACTTATCAAGCAAGCCTATGAAGTCATTGACGAGGCAACAACTAACAGCAACCTATCTGCAAAGACTGCTGCAATTAAATTAATTCTTGATATTGAGTCTAAGCGCATTGATATGCTACAGAAGGCAGGTCTGCTAGAGAACAAGGAACTTGCAGATCAGTTACTAGAAACAGAGCGTAAGCAGGAACTCTTGATGAGCGTACTCAAGGAAGTTTCTGGATCATGTGCGGTATGTAAGCCAAAGGTTCTAAAGCGTCTAGCGGAGGTATCTGGTCCTACAGGAGAGGCTGTAGTAATTCATGAGTCTTGATTTCTCAGATTTCTTTGATGCCCTTGACGATTCTCCTTTTGAGGAAATCCCTGTAGACCTTGATACATTTCTTCATGATCCTAACTATCTAGATCAGCCAGAACTTTCTCAGATCCAGCGTGATCTTGTGGAGGCAATGAGTCAGATCTACAAGGTGGAAGATCTAATTAGATTCATGGGTGATAAAGAGGGTCGTGAGCATTACAAGAAGTACACTAAATCAGAAGTTCTTTTGCAGTTGGGGAAGGGATCTGGAAAGGATCATACCTCAACCATTGGCTGTGCATATCTTGTGTATAAACTTATGTGTCTAAGAGATCCTGCACGATACTTTGGCAAGCCACCAGGAGATGCCATTGATATTATCAACGTTGCTATCAACGCACAGCAGGCAAAGAACGTCTTCTTCAAGGGATTCAAGGGAAAGATTGGTAGATCCCCATGGTTTGCTGGTAAGTTTGATGCTAAGTCAGATAGTATTGAGTTTGATAAGGCCATCACCGTTTACTCAGGTCACTCAGAGCGAGAGAGCCACGAGGGACTTAACCTAATCCTAGCAATTCTTGACGAGATCTCTGGCTTTGCCATGGAGTCTGCTTCAGGTAATGAGAATGCCAAGACAGGTGACGCAATCTACAAAGCATTCCGTGCATCTGTTGATTCACGTTTCCCAGACTTTGGCAAAGTAATTCTTCTTTCATTCCCTCGTTATCCAGGAGACTTTATCTCCAAGCGTTATGACGAGGTGGTTGCTGAAAAGGATGTTGAGGAAAAGTCTCACACCTTCATCATCAACCCAGATCTTCCAGAAGATCAGGAGGATAATAGATTTACAATTGAGTGGACTGAAGATCATATTTTATCTTATAAGTATCCAGGTGTTTACGCTATCAAGCGTCCCACATGGGAGGCGAATCCAACAAGAAGCATCGAGGACTTCAAGATTGCTTTCATGACAGACTTTGGTGATGCTATGCAGCGTTTTGCTTGTGTGCCTTCATACATGTCAGATGCATTTTTCAAGCAGAAGGATAAGTTGGAAAGAGCAATGTGTTTGCATAATCCAATTGACAACTTCAAGCGCATCGAGGCAGCATTCGAACCAAAAGAAGATGTTAAGTACTTCCTTCATGCTGACTTGGCCCAGAAGCATGACAAGTGTGCCATTGCTATTGCACATGTGGATAAGTGGGTAGAGGTAAGAACATTCAATGACTATACGCAGATTCATCCGTTTGTTATCGTGGATGCGGTTGTTTGGTGGGAGCCTCGCAAGGAAGGGCCAGTAGATCTTTCTGAGGTAAAGAATTGGATAGTAGACTTTAGGCGCAATGGATATCAAATTGGTTTAGTTACCTTTGACCGTTGGCAGTCGTTCGACATTCAGCAGGAACTAAAGAGTATTGGCATCAAGGCTGATACTCTATCTGTAGGTAAGAAGCATTACGAGGATCTTGCAATGCTTGTCTACGAGGATCGTGTTCTAATGCCACACATTGACATTCTTCTAGATGAGATGAGTCAGTTGCGTATTGTGTCTGACAAGAAGGTTGATCACCCTCGCAAGGGATCTAAGGACTTGTCTGACGCTGTAACTGGGGCGGTATACAATGCAATTGCACACACTCCTCGTAATACCAATCAAGAGATTGAGATTCATGATTGGAAGTCTGTTGCAAAGAAGCATAGGATTCAAGAAGAAAGTAATAAGCGCTGGGAACCAGAAGATATGCCAGAGGATGTTCGCGGGTATCTTGACAACCTTGGCCTACTTTGATAAACTTCTACAACAACTAAGAAAGGTACAAAATGGTCACAAGTTTTCTTATTGCAACCTTGGTGTTGTTTATTGCTAATATTATTTTAAATTTAGTTTTGTTGGGAATTGTCATAAGTGATGGAGACAATAAGCGAAGTAGGACAATTGGACTTACTATCATTGTCTACCTAATCGTTTTGACATGGAACATCTTTGCTCTAGTTTCTGTGTAGAGCAATCCTGCGCCTCGGCTGGCTGGTGGTCAGATGGTGTCTTATATACATCCTAGAGTTGGGTTCAATCCCCAAGGGGCGTACTTATTAGTATATAATTATAAAAAGGAGTTGGTGATATGCCATACGATATTAGAAGATCAGGATCTCAATATCAAGTTGTAGGTCCAGAGGGAAGAGTAATGGGGACTCATCCAACGAGAGCAGAGGCTGTAGATCAGCAGAGAGCATTATATGCAAATGAGCCAGAAGCATCAAAAGCAGATCAACCAGTAAAGGATACTTGGCAGGGACAGTTCTTTCCAAGAAGGGGATAGGCAATGATTTTCATACTGGCTCTGGTCCCCTGGGTATTGACAGTAATAGCATTACTCTTTATAATGGTACATAACAGACATATTGAATATGATTATGAAGAAGAGCCATATGATTATGATGAAGAAGATATTGTTCGTGTAGCAGTCTACGATGAGAAAGCATACTGGGTTTATGAAAATGTTTTCTATGAGTCAGATGTTACACGAGAGCCAGACTTTACAACGGCTCGTCCAATTGATACAATGTCTATGTCACCAAAGCAGTTAAACAAATTGCTTAATATTTTAGACGAACTTGAGAACAATAACGAAAGGGAATAGGATGAACGTCGCAGTACAGGGAACTAAGGAGTTCTCAGACTATCAGGTATTCATGCGTGCCATGGGTGTCGCTCTATCATCATGTGGTGATGATGAGTTTAATGTATACACCGCTGGTCCAGCACAGATTAACTCATACACTTCTGAGTTTTGCAATCTTTCAGAAGAGGGTCTAAAGCGTCGTGGAATCAAAGTACGTTTCTACAAGGTTCCTCCATCCTACATTGAAGACAATATTTCGGACTTCAATTACTTTGCCTTTCTCTCTAATCCGAATCAGCGCCCGTCGCAGTTGACTGCTGCCGCTGAGTTGGCTGGAGTGGAGACTGGCATCTTCCGTTACTAGGGAGTGTCATGCTTTCCAAGAGAGACAAGGCATATCTGAGCGTTGCTCGTTATTTTGCCACCAAGTCAGAGGCTAGAAACACACATGGTGCTGTTGTAGTCAAGGGCGGTAGAGTAATGGGAACTGGTTGGAATAAGAATAGAAACAATCCTCACATCGTTTCACCTGAGCATATTAAGTCAGATTGTTCTTATCATGCAGAACAGGTTGCAATTCGTGAAGCAGGAGAGGATAATATCAAGGGCGCAATTATTTATGTCGCCAGAGTAAAGAATGGTAGTGATCGGGATAGCAAGCCTTGCCCCCGCTGTAGTGATCTTATTGATCGCGTGGGCATCAAGCGAGTTATCTTTACATCTCAATAGGAGAGAAATGTTAATCACAAATGAGTCAGACATGCAGCACATCATCAACTCTAGAGAAGATCTAGAGTGGGATGGCTGGGATGTAGTCAAGTACACAAAGAGTAGCAATGCCATGTATGCGCCAGACGGATGCGTTCGTAATGGTGTATGGATGAAGAAGAAGGTGTTTCCCATCACACAAGATGGATGGTATCTTCCCAACACAATAGGGAGAGACTATGCACAGGTGGAAGGATAAGGGCGAATGTCTAGGAATGGACACCAATCTATTCTTTGACAAGTACGAAGAAGATAGTCATATCTCTAAATCCATTGATCATATTTGCCAGCGTTGCCCAGTAAACCAGCAGTGCTTTGCCTGGGGTGTATCCAATAAGGAGTGGGGTGTATGGGGAGGAGTTTATCTCAAAGATGGTAAAATAGACAAGGAGTTCAACACTCATAAGACAAAGGATGAGTGGTTTAACACCTGGGAATCTTTGACAATGGAGAAAGAATGATATACACACCAGAGGTTAGTTCTGCGATAAGATCAATCCCTATGCCTGTGGAAATGTCTGTGGATATTGTTGACTATGGAGACTATCTTGGCATTCGCTTCTATGAAAGCGAGTGGGTTCATTTGTCTGAGACAGAGAGAACAAAGATGGCTATCTACTTTCAGGCAGTAAAAAAGATGCTTGAGCGTGGTGGAGTTAAGTCCACTCTAGATCCAATCTACGACAAGCCTGGAGTTCAGAGTCTAAGATGAGTATTTTTGTATCAGTCGCATCATATCGTGACCAAGAATTAGTAAAGACAGTTCGCAGTATTTATGATAATGCTGATCATCCAGAAGATCTTATTTTTGGTATTGTAAATCAGGAAGATCGTAGAAGGTTTCCAGATTTCAGTTGGCTTGGAGATCAGGTACGACTTCACGAAATGCCATACAAGGATGCAAAGGGTGCTGGCTATGCAAGAAAGTTAGCCATGGAACTTTATGATGGTGAAGATTATTTCTTTCAAACCGACTCACACATGAGGTTTGCCAAGGGATGGGATACTAAACTAATTGATATGTATAAGTGGTGTGTCCAAGATGCAGGGACACACAAGGTTATCCTTAGTCAATTTGCAGCACCATACATGGTTCTTACAGATGGAACAGATTACTTTATCAAGGACGATCCAGATTTTTGGGATGAGCCTTCTTGGACTACGGTTGTAAATACCTGGGCTGGAGTGTGGGCAGGCAATAGAGAAAAGATTGAAGATCTTTCTCATCCACACAAGAGTCATACTGTATTAGGTGCATTGCTTTTTACCCACGGGGATATTGTTGATGAGATTCCTTATGACGAAAGAATATCTTTCATGGGTGAAGAGTTGTGCTTTGCCATTCGTGCATACACAAGAGAATGGCACTTGTATGCACCAAATGAAATGGTTGCTTGGCACTTCTATAAGCGTGAAGATCGTCCAAAGATCTGGAGAGACAACGTTGCAGGAAGATCATGGACAGATATTGAGATGGCTTCTCAAACTGTTCAAAAGGAAATCCTTCTTGGAAGAGAGCAGGGTATATACGGCATAGGAGATTATCAAAAGTATCTTGAGTATCAAGATATGATTGGAATTAATTTTGCCAAGTTCTACAATGAAGATATTGATACAAAAGTAAATCTTGGATTGGTAACAACTGAAACTGTCTTTGATGATGAATTCAACATGATTGAAGTTGGCCTAACTGGATACTGCTCTAACAACATGCACTCACAATGTCTTGCAAAAGATAATTGTGATTGTGAGTGCCACAAAGGATAAAGATGAATGATATATGCATGACTGTTCTTACAGACGGCAGAAGAAAGTATATTAAGAAAGCATTGCCCACCTGGATAGAGGCATATGATCATCAGATACAAAACAAGTTTATTATTGATGATTCAGGCGATCTCAGATATAGAAGATGGCTTGCTAGAAAATTTCCATCCTTTATTATCATTCCAGTAGCAGAAAATAGAGCGGGTTATGCAGAGGCAATGAGAAAGGTTTTCTCAGTAATCTCAGAATCAGGAAACAAATATTGCCTTCACATCGAAGATGACTTTGTTTTATTAAAGCCATTTATTCTTGAAGATGTTATTCAGGTTTTATCTCAATTTGATCGTCTATCTCAAATATCGTTTATGAGACAGCCATGGTATGCAAATGAAATAGAGCATGGTGGAGTAATTGAGGCTCTTGAGGCAAACGGCGGAGCATTTACTCAGCGTGCAACTGGTGGCAAGCCTTGGGTAGTACATAGGGCTTTTTGGACATGCAACCCCAGCATATTCCCCTCCTGGGTTGCTGACAGATGGTGGCCCGATCCCCCATGGTGCGAAATGTATTTTGGAAAACTTCTTAAAGAAGATAGAAAAGTATTTGGAATCTGGGGAGACAGAAGTTCACCAGACTGGATTCTTACCGAACACATAGGAAGAAAGAGAAATGGAACAAACTACTAGCATTGTTATTCCCTGGAGAAGCGCAGGGGATATGTGGAGAGATGCTTCATTTGAGTATGTATCAAAGCATATGGAGAAATATAATCCTATCATTGCAGATGATGGAGCAATTCCTTTCTCAAGATCTGGATCTAAAAATCTAGGCGCTTCTTTATGTACTGATGATGTTGTCATGTTTGTTGATGCAGATACTGTCATCCCACATGATCAGATTGATGCTGCCATAGAACTCGCTCGTCAGGGGTACATGGTTCATCCGTTCACTGAATATCATGCCTACAGCAGATATAATACTAGAGAAGTTCTTGAGGGAAGGCTTGACCTTTCTCCAAAGATGAGTGAATGGTGTATAGACTGGGCAACAGGTGGAGCAATTGCCATGCCCAAGGATTTCTTCTTCTCAATAGGTTCATATGATGAAGGATTCATTGACTGGGGATTTGAGGATGCAGCCCTACTCATTGTTGGGAAGAAGGCTGGGGTAGAATTGAAGAAAATCCCTGGTCAGTGCTATCATTTATGGCATCCTCGTGAGCCAGAAAACGATAATATTCTCAAGAATAAGGACAAGTACCTAAGAGAGTATATGGGAGAAGAGTGATATAATGAAACCTATGAATGAAGAGTTGGTGTTAGCACTCAAGGAAGTCCTTGCCGATGAATATTCCCTATACTTTAAGGCTAAGGGCTACCATTGGAATGTAGAGGGCATCCATTTTGTTCAGTTCCATGACCTATTTGGAAACATCGCTGATGATGTTTATTCTGCCACAGATCCAACAGCAGAATACATTCGCGCACAGCAGTCATATGCACCATTCAAGATGAGCAGACTGTTGGAGATGACTTCTGTAATGGAAACAGAAGTTAGTGCAGATTGTCATGCCATGGCAGCAGATCTTCTTGCTGCTACAGAGCAGATAATTGTTTGCATCAATAAGGCATTTGCTATCGCCACGGCAGCAAATGAGCAGGGTATCGCAAACTTCTTAGGTGAAAGAGATTCACAGCATAAGAAGTATGCTTGGCAACTACGTTCATCTCTAAAGTAGGTAAGCCATGTACGTTGCCAAATTTACCAGAAGCGGTCTTCTATGGGAAGTAACCTTATTTGAAAAGCGTTGGTCAGAAACAATGCTTTCCCATGAAATAGAGATGGTTAATAAAAGAAGATTTATCTTTCATTCCAGCGGTTATCGCTGGGTAAATAAAGAAGTTGCAAAGATACTGTTTAGACAACACAAATTGGAGATTATAGATGGATGACGTAGAGATTCTAACAGCAACGCTCAATAGCACATTGCAGCGTTATGGTCGTCTTGTTCAGAATTATGAGATTGAGATTGCCAACATGACGGCGGAGATTCTTAGATTAAAGGCAAGTTCTGAAGATACTACTTCCAAGAAGGAAGATAGTAAGTAATTATCAGTCATGATAAAATATTTATTAAAGGAGAATTAAATGACTTGGAAGCCAGTAGCAGGGATTACCACCCTTAAGAAGCAGGTAGATGAAAGATGGGAGGACAGAGATCACGCCTCCGATGGAATTTTGGGAGATGCCGACCATGCCAGTAGAACCAGCGATCATAATCCAGATAGCCAGGGTTACGTCCACGCACTAGATATTGATGAAGACCTAAGAGGTTCAAAGAATGATAATGTTTGGTTGGCAGATCAGATTATTGCTAATGCTCGCATGAGAAGACCTGGATCAGTTAGACTCAAGTATCTAGTGTATGAAAATCGCATTGCGTCAGGCACTTATGATAATCATTTCTGGACATGGAGAAATGACACAAGCCTTCACCATGAGCGTCATATGCACATCTCCTTCACTACGCAGGGACAGAATGACGGCATGGAGTTCAGTATCCCAATCCTAACTGATGGTGTTGGCGGTGTCTGGGATGGGAACGTTCCATTCTATGATGTTCTTGAAAATGCAATTTCATCAAACGCAGCAAATAAGGCTACATGGAGACTTGCTTGTAGATTAAAGGAACTTGGGTTCTATGATGGAACAGTTCAGCCAGAAGGTAAGCAAGGATATCCAAAGAATGCTGTCCGTAAGATGCAAGATTACATGGGCTGGGAGCGCAGAAACTACGACCAGAAGGTTCATAAGACCATCTGGAAGGAACTAACCCTGTCTACCACAAAGCCATAGTGATTAGGCTCACAGCGTAATAATTTGCAATTTCTGCAAAATCCTGCTAAGATTGAATTACCAATCAAAAGGAGGAATATCTATGACTACAATCAAGAAGATATTCTCTAGACTCTTTACTGTCGCCACAAGCGAAAAGTCTGAGTTCTACAGAGAATGGGACGTACAGCGTTCACGAGCATTGTCGCCATCAGAAGTAGCAGAAATTGACGCTATCTTCTCAAGAGCCGCATAGTATTGACATAGCCCACCTCACACAATATACTTGTGGGGTGGGTTAGTCATTTCTACAGTTAGGATTACAATGCAAACATTTGTACCGTTTACAGATTTCAGCGAGTCTGCTGAGTCGTTGGACAGCAAGCGTCTAAATAAGCAGTTGCTGGAAGGTCGTCAGATCTACAGCATTCTGGTATCAGGACGGCGCAGCGGGGCATGGGTAAATCATCCTGCCGTCAAGATGTGGCGCAACTATGACATGGCATTGTTCCAGTATCTACATGCTATCTACGAGGAGTGTAACAATCGTGGCATTAAGACAGACAAGAATTGGGAAGCAATTACGCAGATTCATGATTCAAATTGGAATCGTGGTAGCAAAGTAGTTCTACCTCCGTGGCATGGTGACAATCGTGTTCATCAGTCACATCGCAACAATCTATACCGCAAAGATCCAGAATATTATGCTGAGTTTATGCATGATCACTTTGTTTCATGCTGTGACAAATGTAACTATTACTGGCCTACACATACTAAGCAGTATGCAACAGAATTTACTGGCTACTTCTAGTATAATGTTTGCATGACAGTTCTGTTTGGCAACAATGTAATAAGTCAAGTACCCCCGACTGGAACTGTCAGATTATGGGACTCGCAGACAGAGTGGGCTAGAATAGAAAAAGAAAAGGGTGTTTTCGATTGGACCATCCTAGATGATCTAGTTGCTAGGTGTGGGAAGAGAAGCATTTGCTTGGTTCTTGGTCATCCTCCAGCATGGGCAGCAAAGGGAGGCCCAGATGGAAAGCAAGCCTCGTGGATGCCAGCAGGTAGCAACAGACCACCCATAAACATGGGAACCTGGACTACATATGTTCAGGCTGTTGTTACTAGATACAAAGGTAGAATTCAGTATTATCAGATCTGGAATGAGCCAGCAGATAAGAGATTCTATTCTGGAGATTATTCAGAAATAGGCACGATAACTAAAACTGCTTATCAAGTAATCAAGAGGATAGATCCCAAGGCTAAGGTTGTCTCATATCCTTTGCAACCTCGTAGACAGGCAGGGTTTACGACAAGGGGTGCTAGACTACTTGCATCATTGAAGTCAGCAGGATATCCCTGTGACGTATATGCAATGCACATTTATCCACAGCAAGGCGAGGGAATCGAAGGATTTACCAGAGATTGCAAGATAGCAATTAATGCTTTATCCAAGGCTCCAAAGAAGCCCCTGTGGATAACTGAAACAAACTATAACTTGGCTGGTCAGGGAAATCCTTACCCAATTACAGAACAGAATAAGTTAAAGAAAGAAACAGAAGTTGTTTGCAATATGCTTGACATAGCAAGATGTTATTGGTATGCTTATCACTACGACAATCCATCGCTAATAGCGATAACCAACACATAGGAGAGTAATGAAGCGCAAGGAAGATTACACTGAAGAAGATGAGAAGGCTCTACGAGATCTCGATACTGCCTCAAACAATCTTAAGCGTATTTCTGGCGGTAAGGCTGGAGAGTCTGCTGAGAAGGCTTATGGTCAGGCTTACAAGCGTTGTTATCAGTTGGGTCTAAAGCAGTATCCTCCTGTGATTGGTGCGACTACTCGTTAGTCAACCCTCGCGTCTGTGGTGTAGAGGCAACATGTCATCCTTCCAAGTTGAAGTCGCCAGTTCGATTCTGGTCAGACGCTCCAAGCCCTTGTAACTCAGTGGATAGAGTGAAACACTTCTAATGTTTAAGTCGCACGTTCGAATCGTGCCAGGGGCACTTAGAAAGGTTATGTATGAAAACGTATGACGTAGTTATTGCAACTCCAGCATCAATGCTAACAGCAGCATATGTTAGGAGTTTAACTAACACTATCAAGATCCTTGAAGAGAGGGGAATATCTTGGACATACGTTAATTACGAGTCTTGCTATATCAGATATGCTAGAGAATCCATCATCAGTTACGGTGAAGCAGAAAGTGTAAGCGGCAGCATTCCGTTTGCAGGATTTTTTAATTATAAAAAAATAATGTGGATTGATTCAGATATTTCGTGGGAGCCAAAGGACTTTCTATCTCTTTACTATTCAGAAAGAGATATTGTCTCTGGTGCGTACATGACTGTCAATGGGTCTATTGCTGCATCAATTGATGGAAAGAATCTAGCCTTTCCCAAGGAGATTCCTACCACCAGAGAGGTGGAACTACAGACATGTGGTTTTGGATTTCTTTGTGTGAAGAACGGTGTCTTTGAGAACATGGAGAGGCCGTGGTTTGATAGTGAAATATTTGAGCGTGATGGTCGTACTATGACTACAGTAGGTGAAGATAATTCTTGGTGTGTTAAAGCACGCAAATCTGGATTTAAGATATGGCTTGACCCCAAGGTAAGAGTAGTGCATAATAAGACCATGCCATTAATTTGGTCTGATACAATTTAGTCACCAATCACCGCTGACATGATTCATGTGATTGGGCTTACTTAAGGAGAAAAAGTGTTCGTCAACGATATTGAGTTACAAGAGGGTACTTATGTAATTCCTGGTATCAAGGTTATTGATAATGCTATTGATAACTCAGATAGATTGATTGAGATTGCAAATGGTATTCCAGATGCATGGTCAGCATCGGCGGTAGGTGATCAGTATAGTGTAGACGCAGACGTTCGACGCTCTAACTCATTCCCACTCAACGTTCACTTTGATAATCCATTAGAGTTCTTTGCAACTGCACAGAAGATTCACCTGTATGCAAGGATGTACGCAGAAGAGAATGGGGTAACTTTCAGTCATATGGAGTCCATCTCTATGTTGGAGTATCTTGCTGGAGATGGATTCTACAAGCCGCATCTTGATTTCGGTCATGATATTCCACGAAATATTTCTGCAATTCTATATCTAAATGATGTGGAGACTGGTGGAGAGACTTACTTTGATAAGTTTGACTTTGCTGTAAAGCCAAAGGCAGGAAGATTAGTTCTCTTCCCCTCCACTCATCCATATTCACATGAAGCACGATCACCAATTTCTGGCAACAAGTACATTCTTGTAACATGGTTTGGAATGCCACTTAGCCCAGAGATCTTTGGAAACTACTACAGATAAGGATTGCGATGAGCAGACTAACTCTTGTAGAGAGCAATGATGAGTTTAATTTTAGATTGTATAACTCATCAGACATTGTAGAGAATAAGGAAGATTTTATTAGAGAGATTGAGAGTTCACGTAGATCACTCAAGGCTATCTACCCAGACATTGATTCAACATGGGGATACAACGTCTATAACCTATTCTCTATTTCCGCAGGGTACGAGAAGTTCTATAATCTATATTTAGATCTCAGAACAATCGTAAGAGACTATCTACAAACAGATGAGCCTCTATGGATGCAGTGTTGGTCTAACTATCAGTATGAGAATGATGTTCTTGATTGGCACGTTCATCATGATTGGGCCTGTCATGGATACATCTCTATTGAGCCACATGAATCAACCACGATGTTTCATGGATTTGATATCAAGAATGAGGTTGGAAACATTTACCTGGGACCAACTGACATTGCCCATAAGGTATATGTCGATAAGCCATACAGCACCCCAAGAATAACTTGTGGTTTTGATATTGCTACAATGGATACGCTTCTTGATATGCAAGAAAGAGATGCAGTTAATATTTCTTTCATTCCGATATAAGCCTCCGCGCAGGGGTACGAGGTAACGCCCTGCTATTCGCACCTGAGCATGTGCCCCTAAACTGCTCCCTAAGCCTGATATGTTCCAAGGTGGGACAGGGGTCTGTAAAACCTCCGCTATTAGCATGGCTGGTTCGATTCCAGCATCAGGTACTTGACAACTGAATAAAAGCAAGAGTATAATATACACATAATGCAAGATCCTACAACGGAAGGCAATAACATGGAAGCAACTCTTCTTGATCATATCGAACAGACTGCTGAAACTGATACGCTCAATGCACATGACCGTTGTGATTCTTGTCAGTCTCAGGCATATGTATGGGTAAATGGTGTAAGCGGAGATCTTCTTTTCTGTGGTCATCATTTTACTAAGCATGAAGAAAAGATTCGTGCATATGCATTTGAGATTATTGATGAGCGACATAAGTTGAGCATCAAGCGTGAATCAAGCGCAGCAAATGCAGATTAGTATATAATACTTTCACCCACCCTAGGTTTAATGTCTAGGGTATTCGCCTCCTTAACTCAGTGGTAGAGTACCGCACTTGTAATGCGGCTGTCATCCGTTCAAATCGGATAGGAGGCTCGTCTTCAGACCATCAAAAGATGAGGATAGCGCTGTCCTGGCAGTAGCAGGTAAATAGTCTGAATATAATCCTGCATCTAAGGAATCAGTCCTTGGCCCTGGCCTGGGAAGTGTCACCTGATTCTAGATAGTTATGGTGTAACGGCAGCACGCCACTGCGACCATCCCCCTGCGACGGCAGACAAGGGAAGGAGTAGCGGGAAGTATGGGTTCGACCCCCATTGACTATCGCATTCCCCATTCGTCTAATCGGCAGGACATGTGGTTCTGGTCCACAGAGTCGAGGTTCGAATCCTTGGTGGGGAGCGTATAATAGAACTATATGATAATAAGTAAATCTAGAAAGTTTGTTTTTGTACACCTAGAAAAATGTGGAGGCACTTCTGTAGAGAACGCTCTTTCTCCTTACCTAGCCTGGGACGACATGGTAATGGGC